AGTCAATAATAATTAGGTCTGGTTTAAAATCTAGATCAATACATTTTTTAATATGTGATTCAATAGTTGAGATAGATGCTTTGCCGGTTGGATATTCTTTAATAATCAATTGACCTTCCAACTGATTGACTACATCTTCAATTTTAGTTTTATATTTTGTAATATCTTGAACTGATATGTTAGTGAAGAAAGCGTCATATCTTCGTCCTACATAATCAGCTCCTAATTCTAAAGTATAATGTAAAACATTATAACCTAACTTAACAGCATAACCACCTAAAGCAACTAGTGACCAAGATTTACCACCACCTGGACTACCAAATATTAATCCGAAGTCACCATTACCTAAGCCACCTTGAAGTAATTCATTAAATGATTCCCAAGGTGTAGGAACAATTTTTCTATGGTCTTCTCTATATCTTGATTCAACATCTTTATTATATTCATGACCCATATTTTTGTCTCCACCTGCTTTAAGTGCATTGTCAATCATTGATCTAATTGAATCATAATCTCCAGCATTAAGAAAATCTACACTTGTTAACAATGCTTTTTTAAGCTGTTGGTTTTTACAAAAGTTAGAAAATTCTTCTTCAACATACTTAAGATCTTCATCAGATGCTTTATATGCTTCTCTTAATTGTTCTTTAATAGATACTTGTAGAACCTCATTATCAATTTTTTTCAGTTCTACTTTTAAAACGTCCATACTAGGACAAGTATGATATTTTTGATAGTATTTTAGGATTTCTTTAATAATCCAACGATGTGCTGTGTTATCAAAGTATTCTTCACTTAACACATCTTGAATATTCAATAGAAATTCTTTATGTGTTAAAAGTGAAGACAGTACCTTGACCTGGAATCCTATTCCATACTGTGAAAGATTTTGTAATGTCATATAACTTATTTTTTAAAACTGTTTATTACTTTAAATGTATTGGTGATTGTTAATTCAGGATCTTTCATTAGTTTATTTAATCCATCTTCATTATAAAGTAACATAAATGCTTTGGTATTCAAAGCTGGAGGTAATTCTTCTGAGAATTCTTCTAGGTATTGTTTTTCTACTTCATCAACTAGTGGTTTTCCTAAATCCATAATTTTATAATTATTTCTTAATCGATCCTCATCTTGAAGTACTCGAGCGTAAATAACATGCTCTTTTAATTTTGATTCTGCAATGCCCATTAAGTCATCAAAAGACAGAGGGCGTTCAAGTAATTCAGGAAACTTTTTAGTAACACCTTTTTTACCTAAACCTTTAATACCCTCTACTTTATCTGAATTATCACCTAAAAGTGTTTTGTATAAAATAAAATTTTCAGCTAATACACCATAATTGCTCTTAATCATTTCTTTGGTATAAAATTCTTTTTCAGCTGGTCTATATACTGTTATTTTATTGTTTACTAATTGAATAAAATCTTGGTCATTAGATACAATGAATACCTTAGAACCATGTTTAGTAGACAATATATCACTTAAATAGGCGATAATATCATCGGCTTCTACCTTATTCATACTAACTGTTTTAACAGGTAAGCATTTTAAATAATGAATTAACCTAACAGTTTGGTTAACCTTAGAATCATGTTCCTCTTCTAGTGAATCAAAAACGTCCCAGTTAGTGATTCGAACTAAGTTCCTACCTGATTTGTACTCAGGTAATAGATTCTTTCTGTTTATAGAAGAACCAGCACCATCAAATACAACATATACAGAAGTTGGTTGTAATTGATTTACTAAGTAATTTAATGAGCGTAAAAAACCTCCTAGGCCACCAACATGCGCTCCATCTTGGTTAACCATCTTCATCATAGCAAAATTTCTAAAAAACAAATTCAATCCATCAATAAGCAATACTCGCTCATGAGGGTTTGTTAGTACTTCATCTTCTTTGGTTACTTTGCCTAGAAGGTTTATCAAGTCGCTCTTTTTCATGTTATTTAAATATAACAAATTTTCTTAAATAGGCCAAACTTATTCCCCATCCATTAAGTCTAGAGGAATATCTCTGGTTGATTCATTCCAATCTGATGAATCTTCGATTACTTCAAACTTTCCATCTCCTAGAATGTCTTTCCATTCCATAGAATGTGCTTTCTTGTAAGTATCAATTTCTTTTTTATCGTCCTGAATAAAACCATGAATAGTAGCAATTACAACACTCTTTGTTTGTAATCCTGTAACGTGGTTCTTATCACATGACACTTTAGTTCTTACAGCAAATTCTACTTCTTTACCGTCTTTAGTTGCTTTAATTTTACTTGTACCACTATTAGTAATGTTACCAAAAGTTAATACAATAGAAGCATCCAAAAACATAGTCTCACCATTTTTCATCTTCATTTTAGGTTGTGCCATAATATTTTCAGCTGGTGCAACCCAGATCTTATTAATAGCTACCATTGAATTAGTGAATGGTGCGTTTTCTTTTCTAGATAGAGGGAAACGTTGATTAATAAAGTTACCAAATTGTTGAGACATAGCTCCTGCGTTCCACATAGGATTGTTTTTATTTGCTTCAACACTTAATTTACATGGTATTGAACCAATTGAATCCCAGAAGAAACACAAGTCATAAGGCAAATTACCTTTTTTCTGTTCATCCAACAAATCAGCAATAAATTCAGCTACGTCTTCAATAGTACCTAACGATGATCTATCTTTATAAATAAAGAATCCATCATGGTCAACTACTTCTCCTGTAGTTTCATCAACTACATCATTAAGTTGGAAACCCATTGTACGAGCGTGTTCCCAGGACCATTTCATTTCAGTAATAATAAAAACAGGTAAGATACCCATTTTTTGAGCGCTAATTGCTAACTCAAGTAATGCTGTAGTCTTACCTGTATTACTGTGTCCTCTTAATAATGTGATGTGACCTACTGGAGCACCAGCTACAGAAATTGAATCTTGTAGTGCTTTTGAGAATGGGATCCATTTTTGTTCTTTAAACTTAACAGTTCCATTCAATAATTTCTTCTCCTTGAATTTCTCAAGGTTGAAGTTTGATTTAATCTCTGTAGAGATTGCTTCCGTTAGCGATTCGCTTTTTTTAGGTCTTGGCATAAAATAACTTTAATTTAATTAGAACGGCAAATCATTACTTTCATCTTCGTCTTCAAACAAAGAATCAAATTGATCAGCTTTGTTGGCTTTAGGAGCCATAGGTGTTTTTAAAGCATAAGCTTTAACTGGAGCTACTTCTACTACTGCTTCTTCTTCATCCTCATCTACATCTCCAGAAGCATCTTCAGGTGACAACCAATTTTGCAATACTTCTTTCAAAGCATCAAATTCCATTTTTCTTTGAATTTCTAACAATACGGGTTGTTCTTTAAGGAATGTCTGGATTAATGAGGCATCAGAACTTAATGCAGTTGTTTTAGGTTTAATACGAATTGATGATTTAAGACCTTGACGACCACCAATGTCACCTTTAACTACATCAACGGTAAAGTCTCTACCATCATTGATGTCTGTGTAGTCTCCATAATCTTCATCTTCAGCAATACCTAAAAGTTGCATGTAGATTTCTTTACCAAATTCCCAAAGGCGTACTCCTTTTTCTTCCTCACCACGTACAATTACAGGAGCAAAAACTCTCATTTTTGGGTCTAATTTCTTAGCCAATACCCAGTTTTCACGATCATTGGTTTTACGAAGTTGAGCAGCAAATTCTACAATCGGGTCTTTTTCATCCCAGTTAGTTAAGGCGTAGATAGGAAATTTTGAAAATCCATAGTGAACAAAAACCTCTTGAAATGGGTTTTTAGGATTCAATTTAGAAGGAACAATACGAATTTGGTACTTTCCTTCTTCTTTTGGTTTCCAGTAAACTTTTGAGTAATCAATTTTTTCTTTCTTGCCTGTGTTGTTCGTCGACTGTAATGAATTTAGTCGTTGTTTGATTGATGCAATATCCATGATTTTTATTTATTAGTTTAATATCGGAAATATATGAACGAGGTGTTATAAAACCTAGTTAAGGTGGGCCCTCTTTTAAAGGGCCCTTATTTTATTATTTTATAAATCAAAAATCGAAAT